TGGTGGAGTTTTATTAAAATGGCAAACTTTGAAATATCATCAGCAAAGACTGGAGAACAGTCATCAGTAATATTAGATTATGCAGTAGACGCAAAACATACAGATAGTTCTTCAAATCAAAGAGAAACAGAATGGCTTAATACAAAAGCAGCACAATATTTAGGATATTATAAAACAATACCAGAATTAAAGATGGCTATTGACACAAAGGCAACATGGACAGTAGGTAAAGGGTTTAAATCAAATCCTCTAACAACATTAGCTCTAAGTGTAATCAATGGAGCAGGTGTAGACACATTCAACTCAATCTTAGAAAACTTAATTAGATGTTACAACATTTACGGAGACAGTTTTGCAGAAATCATTAGAGACAAAGAAGGAAGATTAATTAATCTAAAGGTAATAGACCCTGCTACTATGAAGATTATATCAAATAGAGAAGGTAGAATTATTAGATATGAACAAATATCTAAAGTAGGTGGAATAGTTAAGTTTCAACCAGAAGATATACTTCACATGGCAAGAAATAGAATTGCAGACGAAGTTCATGGAACATCATTAGTAGATGCTTGTGAATGGATTATCTTGGCAAGAAATGAAGCTATGGCTGACTATAAAAAATTACTTCATAGAAACATCTATCCAGTAAGAGTATGGCATCTTGATACAGATAAGGAAGCTAAGATTAACGAATTTAAGGCAAAGGTAGCACAATCTAAGTATTTAGGAGAAGATATATTCATCCCACAAGGAAGTGTACAAACAGAATTAGCCTCAGTACCAGAAAATTCAACAATAGACCCTAAGGCATGGATACAATTACTAAATCAATACTTCTACCAATCAGTTGGTGTTCCTCAAATCATTATAGGTGGTTCACAAGAATTAACACAAACAGCAGCACAAATAGCTTATTTAGCATTTGAACAAGTAGTAGAAGAAGAACAATTATACGTAGAAGAACAAATATTACAACAATTAAATCTTGAAATCAATCTTGAATTTCCAGCAAGTCTTCAAAATAATATGATGACAAGTCAAGCTAATCCTGAACCTGATAAAGAAGGATTAAATCAACAAGCAACAGGAATGTCAACACAAGGTGGAGCAACACAAGGATTAGGAAGTTATCAACAAGCATTTCAACCAAGTAAATTTCAGCCTCCAATGATGAGACAATCACAGGCACAGGAAGGTAGACAATGATGATAGACGGATTTAGTATATTCACATTACTTATAGGTGCTGGATTTACATATTTATTATTCAGATTTTTATATAGTGTAATAGTATTTGGTAGTAAGATTGATAAATGCATAGACAAATATTTAAGGAGTAAAAGATAATGGGATTAATTAGTAATGTTTTAACAACAATAGGTAAGGGAATTACAAGTGCAGTTACAGCAGTAAGTAACTTTGTTACAGGTAAAGCAACAACTACTCAAGCAGTACAAGCTGGAGGATTAGCAGGAGCAGCAAGTGTAGCCCTATCTAAATCATCAAGTAGTTCAACCTCAACACCTACAGTATCAACTACACCACAAGTCACAACTCCAACATCTACAACTACTGGAACCTCAACACCTGCAACACAAGCAGTAAGTACACCAGCAACACCTGCAGTAAGTACACCTGCAACACCTACAAAGAATTATCAAGACCAAGCAGGTAATAAGTTTAATACAGTAGATGAAGCAATGGCTTCTAATGCTAACTATACCTCAACAGGACAATATAATCAAGGAACTTATCAAAATACATTACAAGATGTAGGACAAGCCTACAAGCCTGGATTTCAAACAATAGGAACTTTAAATGATTTAAGGGAAACATTATTTACACATCCTTTTCAATCAATAGAAGCCGCATTAGACCCTAATAGTACAATAGCAGACTTAGTAGTAGCACAACAAAATAAATCAACATCAGAAAGATTAGCAGACTTAGGCACAGCAGGAGTAGGATACATAGGAGCAATATTAACAGCAACAGCAGCAATAGCAGGAGTTCGAGCAGTAATGGCAGGAATAGGAACAAAGGCATTAACAGCTGGAGGAGCAGAGGCATTAGCAACTGCATCAACAAAACAAGCAGCAGTTGGAGTATTATCAAAGGCTACACCAGTAGCAGGACAAGTAGCAGTAAATACAGCAACTAAGACATTAGGTATTAAAGCATTAACTAATGGAATAACAGTAAAAGGATTGTTAATAAAGGCAGGTGGATTATTTACTACTGGTATGGTAGTTAGTGCATTTACTTCTGGAGGACCTTCAACAGATAAAGAAATAACAACTTATATTGAAGATAGTGGAATGCTGGCTATGAAGTTAAGACAAGCTGGACTAAATACTGCAGCAGATGAATTATATAATTCTAATAAAGATTTAAGAGATGGGTTAGATATATATTTAGGATACATTCCAATAATAGGAGAAGCAATAGAAAAGGCAAAAATAAACGCATATAGAGATAGACTAAATGAAATTAATAATCAATATGAAGAACTATTAGTTCAACAAAAAGCAGTATCAGATATGGATAAATTAAAATATGAACAACAAAAGACGATAGAACAAAGACTTTATGATGCACAACTATTAGCTGAAAAAAGAGAATATGAAGAAGCTATGAAAGAAGCAGATAGACAATATGCAGAAGAACAAGCATTAGCAAAACAAGCAGCTGCAAATGCAGAAGCTGAAAAGCAATATATGTTAGGTAAGATGGCAGAAACAGAAAGTGTTCCTGGAAGTACATTAGGATTTGGATTACTAAGTTCTGGAGGAGAAACTATACCAGCTAACGACTCAGCAAAGATGTTAAACGGATTATCTAATCAACTATACGGAAAAGATTATGAAGGACTAACAGCAGAACAAGCAGTAGAAGTAGATAAAATATTAGCACAATTATTAGAACAACAAAAGGCAACAGGTACAACAATAAATGAATAATTATACAGTTGAAAGGAGGTTACAAGAATGAAAGAAGAAAATATACAAAATGCAGCTAAAACAGTTGCCGAAGGTAGAACAGGTTTAGATGCTGGAAAAGAAATTCAAAACTTAAATAACACAATTTCTCCTTTAGAAGAAGCAAGAACATTGACAGAAAACATGAAACAAATGAAAAGTGACATGACTGCATTGTTAGCTGAAATCCAAAGAGCAAGTGGTGATATGGCTTTGTCAGGTAGAAGTTTCGCAGGGAATGCCCCTAAAGAAAAGACTGCTGATGATTTAGCACAAGAAGAAGCAAATAAATATCTGAAAATGTTTGGTAGACGAATATAATCTGCACTATTATATTGACTTTTTTTAGATAAAACATGGCAAACGAAGTAACAAAGATTGAATTGTTTGGAGCAAATAACGATGGGCAACCAGTTAGATATGCTGTAAACAGTGGTTCAAGTTATACTAAAGGAACATTAATGTTTATTAGTGGAACAGGTAGACTTATGATTTCATCAGACGGTGGAGTTAACGGATTACCAGTTGCAGGAGTATTGGCAGCAGATGCATCAGGTGCCTCATACGCATCAGTATGGACACAAGGAGTATTCGAATTTACAGCATCAGGAGCAATTGTTGGGGGTGACCCAGTAATAGCTATTGGTTCTAAGAATATTGTAGTAACTAATGTAGTAGCTGGTTCTTACGTAGGTAGACCAGGAACATTTGGATATGCAATGAATACAGTTGCAGATACAGAAAGGTTTGGTGTTAGAGTAAACTTATAAGATGGCAGAACAAATAGGACAATTAAGTTTAAGAGCAGAAGTTATTGATAAGACTATCAAGGGTTTCGCTACTCAACAATACAAATTCAAACCAGCATTAACTGTTAGTAGTACAAACGGATGGACTAATACCTTTTATAGGGAAACTCCAAGCGTATTAACTGAACCATTAGGAAATGCTGTAAAAGGTATTCCAAGAGGAGCAAATTTCCCACAAGCATCTGTTAGTTGGACAAAGATTAGCAAAGATGTAGAAAAGTATGGTATTGAAGATAGCATATTCTGGGAAGATGTATTAACAGATAATATAGATGTTCAAGCAAGAACAATGTTTAGAATAGCTGAAAGAGTTACAAAGGGTGTAGATGATGAAATTTATAATGTTCTAAGTGAAGGTGGAACTCCAGTAAATATCGGTTCCGTTATTATAGGAGCAGGTAGTCAATGGAATGGAGCTAACGCTGGAATTATAGATGATTTAATGTATGCTAAAGAAATAATTGGATTACAAAATTATGATACAACTAATTTAACTGCCTTCTTGAGTTTAAAAGACCATAGAAGTATAGTTAACTATCTTGCAGGTAAAGGAGCACAATTCCCTACAATAGGGGAAAATATGGCTACTAACGGTAATGTAGGTAAATTAGTAGGAATGAATTTAGTAGTTAGCAATTCAGTTCCAGCAAATCAAGCATTAGTAGTAGTACCTAATATATGCGCTACATGGAGAGAAGCATATCCATTAAGTACAGAAACTATAATAGACCCAATGAAATCAGTTAAGATTAGAGCTTGTGAAATAGGGGTAACCCAATTAACAGACCCAAGAGCAGTAGTATTGATTTCAGGAACAGCAGCTTAAATAGGCAAGAATTTATTTATTTTTTATTTTTACATTTGCTTAGCTTAATTTATAATTTATAAAAATGGCATATTGGACAGGAAAAGGTAAGGACACAATAGAATGGGGAGGTACCCTCGAAGCCACCTACTTTAAAGGTGATGGTCACTTATTGACAAATATACCAGGAGTAACTGGTTCGTATTTATCATCTGGTGATAATATTTCTCTATTGAATAATGATGCGGGATATTTAACATCAGTATCTGGTGGAATAGGAACCTTACAACAAGTAACAGATGCAGGAAGCGAAACAACTAATTCTATAATATCTCCGAATATAACAGGTATTAGTGGGGCATTAGTAACATTAACAAATTCTTATATAGTAACCTCTGGAGCATTATTAGGTTATCAGGTATCAGGTAATTATCAAATTAGTGGTAACTATCAAGCCTCAGGAAACTATCAATATTCAGGAGCTTATCAAGTTAGTGGATTATATCAATCCTCTGGATTGTATCAAGCCTCAGGAACCTACGCACCAAGTGGTGCTTATGTTGTAACCTCTGGAGCATTATATTCACACACTATAGGTTCTTTTAATCCTCATGGAACAACACTATATCAAACTACACTAATAGTAGGTTCACAAATAACCTCAGGACTTGCAGCAGTATTAAATATGGTATATTGGAGTGGGACAACACCTTTAACAGCAGGTAGTTTTCCTGTTGGAACAATCTACGTGCAATACACGGCTTAAAATGGCAACAAAATATGAATATCAAGAGAGTATAACTTCTGAAATATCAACTTCGTATGATTTTGGACAAAGTTTTACGGTAGGAACAGTAGGAACTAATGAAAATTTTACATTAACTTCTATTAAATTAAAAATACAGGAATATACTGGAGCAGGAACTTTATATGTTAGTGTCTATTTAGCAGATGGTTCTGGTTATCCAACAGGAGGAGTATTAAGTTCTGGTTCATTTAATTACACTTCTTCTTATAATGATTATGCTGATATTACAATGTCTTCTTATGAATTAGTAACATCAACTAAATATTGTATTTTATTAAATCCTACTACAGAAACATTAGCTATCAAGATAAAAGATAGTGATGTATATGCTGGTGGAACTTTTATATATTCTACAGGAACTTGGACATCAGTACCATGGGATATATATTTTCAAGTATATGGAGAACCTGCAGCAACAGGAACAAATATGAAGATTAATATTGGTGATAATTGGAAAACAATAGATGCTGTTAAAGTGAATATAGGTAATAGTTGGAAGTCTATTAATAGTGCTAAGATTAATATAGGAGGAAGTTGGAAGACAATATTCTAAAATGAAAATAAAAGAAGTTATAGATTTACATTATAGTGAATTCATTATAATCGTAGATGAAATTGATGAAGAAGAAATCAAGATTATAGAGAAAAGACTAAAGAAGCCTAAGCAAATATACTGGAAAGTTCAGTAACTATATAGATGATTTATATACCATTTATAAAGTATAATCTATTAGATTGATTATGAGTGAAAATGAAATAGACTCTTTGATGAAGAGTATAAGTAAACATCTTGACAATATCGAAGAAAGATTAGAATAAATTAATATTTATAGAATTGAAAGGAGGTGAAAAAGAAATGATGAAAAAAGAAGATTTGAAATGTTATGAAAATGAAAAGGTTTTTCTAAAAACAACATTTGGTATGTTTCTTACAGTAGATGTAACTGAAGTAGATGATGAATCTCTTAAAGGTACTGATAAATACGGTAAATCTATTACTCTATGTTTTGATGATATTGCTTCTGTCGTTCCTATTTCTGATGAAAGAAAATGGTAGAAGATGTAATAAAACATAAAAAGTGGAGTGAGTTAAATTCTAAAGAAGATATGTTACAATCAATAGATGAATGTTATAGTAATATAGCTTTATTTAATTGTTGGATGATGGAAGATAATGCCGATACTATTAGTTTAGAACAAGGTATTGCAGCTGAAACTGATATGATACAACAATATAATAGAGAACTCTATATGATGACTAATCCATTAGAAGCAGATAACGACCCAAAATTCGTAACCTTTTGTGAGCAACAAGATTTAAAGCACAAGAGGGAAGTTGAAGAAAATAAGTTGTTAAAGGAAGACCCTGAAGTTGATAAACTATTCGAAGATAACCATTTTTGGAATGCTGACGATTTAGTTAAAGCTAATGTTAAACCAAGATACTGGTATGTTTCTGATATGATAGCTGACAATTGTTTGTCTATGATATGGGGAAGAGCTGGTTCTAATAAGACATGGTTAATGCAAAACCTCGCTGCCTGTATGGCTTGTGGTAAGGTATGGCTTAAAAGGGTGTTAACTAATAAGACTAAAGTTCTATATTTAGATAATGAAGCAGACGATATTGAAGCTCATACCAGATTGAAGATGGTTATGAAAGGTATGGATTTGAATGAACAAGAAACAAAAGACATTAAAGAAAACTTCTATTACTGGAACCCTGGAATTGCTCTAAATGAATATAAATTAATTAGAGCTATTAGAAGAAAGGTAAAGGAATGTGGAATTAAGGTTGTGTTTGTTGATAGTTTAATTGAATTTACCTCACATGATGAAAACTCTAATAGAGAGAACTCAATGTTCTTTGCTGTATTAAAGAGACTACAAAAGGAAATGGGTATTACTTTCCATATAATACACCATCAAGGTAAAGGTAGTGAGATTAAGAAGCATGATAATGATGTTGGAAGAGGTGCAAGTCAAATTGTTGGCTGTATGAGGAATGTGTATGAACTAAGAGTTGCTAAAGATAATATGCTGATTTTACATCACTCTAAATCTAATATTTGTAGATTACAAGACGATATTGGTGTGAGAGTTGATATGAATGAAGATAGTGTTAGCTTTGAAACCGTAGAGATGGGTGAAGTTAAGGTTATGAAGTCAATATCTGAGGAATTAGCTGATAAGGTTAAGGCTTGGATTGAATTTAATCAATTAAGAAAGTTTAAGACTAAAGATGTTAAAGCCAACTTTCCTACACAAAAAGGTAATCAACTAACTAATGCACTAAATATATTACTCGAAGATGGAGTGATAGAAAGACCAAATCAAGGCTCAAAAGGTGAATATTTAGTCAAAGATGATGATTTGATTAAAAGATGATTAATCAAAAAATCATCAAACTATCATAATACACTATCTCTCTTTCGCAAGAGATAGTGTTTATAGTATATTCATATAATAATAAAGATGATGATTTGATTAATTCCCTATAGTAATCATCTTTTAATCATCATCTTTTGATGATAAATTATTATTTTTATGGCAAATTTAAAGCCAATACATATATAATTATTATTTATATGAATAATAGCGGTTCATCCGTCTTTCACATAAATATGTATGAATCTATATAGGGAACGACCATTTGATATATAAAGGTAAAGCTCTAATATATATCATATATTATAGTGTGACCATTAATCGACAAAGGTTAATCCTCATAATATAATACAATAAAGTGAAAGACGGAAGCAAAAAAAGAGGTAAAATGGATGAACAATTAGAGGATTACTTGGTACATTTTAATATAGATAGATATTTCTCTAATCCGTGTGCTGACTGTCTGTTTCCCTCTTTCTCTTTACTATATTCCATATATCCTAAATCTGATGGGGGTTCTTCTCATACTCACAATCCCTCATCAGACATACTTAATTCGCGCATAAACAAGCCTACAATCAACGTTCGAGTAGGGAATGAAGATTATCCCTTATACCTCGTAAAAACAAGGAATTATAATAGAATAGACATTAATTTTGAATTTTATATTTTTCTTTGTTATGGTATTCACTCAAAAATTTTAAAAAATAAAACTAATAATTACAAGGGAGGTAAAGCGAACAAATGACAAACGACGTAACATTAACAAAAGCAGATTGGGAGGACTTAGATAAGTCAGCAATAGCAGGTATCAAGAGGTCTCTAATAGACGTAGAGCAATACAATCAACTTCACACTCTATGCTTAAAAAGAATAGACGAATTAAACCACACTATAATAATTTAGAATGAACAACAAAACCTCATACATATCAGACTTAGGTGATAGGAACGATTATGAACCTACACCTGACAAGAAGACAAATATTAATGGAATGAAGTTAGACTTTACCTTAGATAAATGGCAGGTAGAAGCCTTAGAGGCAGAAGGTAACATCTGTATTTGTTCAGGAAGACAAGTAGGTAAGTCTCAAATCATAGCCATTAAGGCAAGTGAATACATGGCTCATAATGCAAAGAAGAATGTTCTAATCATATCAGTAACAGAAGACCAAGCTGAAATGATGATTTCTAAAATGATATTATACCTTCACGACAATTATCCTAAAATGATAGAAAAAGGACTTAAAAGACCAACAAAAGGTAAGATAGTGTTAACAAACGGTAGTATAGTGAGAAGTAAAGCCGTAGGACAGTATGGTTTAGGTATCTTAGGTATGACTGTAGATGTCTTTATTCCAGACGAAGCAGCTTACTTACCAGAAGCAATATGGGCAAGTGCAACACCAATGATGTTAACCACAGGAGGTCAAACATGGTTACTCTCAACACCAAATGCACAAGAAGGTTATTTCTATAAGGCATACACAGACCCAAGTATGGGTTTCAAGACTTTTCACGTAAATAGTGAAGAGGTAGCAAGTCAGAGACCTGAACCTCAAAGAAGTATAATGATAGATTACCTAAAAAGAGAAAAGGCAAGAATGACTGACTTACAATACGCTCAACAATACCTCGCACAATTCTTAGAAGAACAAAGTCAACTATTTCCGGACAGTTTAATTAGTGGATGCCAAGATTCCGAAAGACTACCAAACATCAATCCTAATTCTGACTATTATCTTGGATGTGATATGGCAAGGTTTGGAGGTGATGAAATAACATTTGAAATCTTAGAGTACAATAATGGAATATTGTATCAAAGGGAGAATGAGATACACACTAAACTCTACACAACAGAAACAACAGATAAGATATTAGCTCTCGATAGAGAATATAACTTTAAGAGAATTTACATAGATGATGGTGGTTTAGGAGTAGCGGTATTCGATAACCTCTTAGTTGAACCTCAAACTAAGTATAAGGTAGAGGCAATCAACAATGCAAGTAGAGCAATAGACAAGGATAATAGACATAAGAAGTTATTAAAGGAAGATTTATACATGAATTTAAAGAATTTAATGGAAAAAGGTATTATTCATTTATTAAACGATACACAAATCTTTACATCTTTGAAATCAGTAATCTTAGAATGTAATGAGGTAACAAAGGATGTTAGAATCTATGGAAGATATACACACGTAGCAGAAGGATTGATTAGAGCAGCATGGTGTATTAGAAATAGAGGTTTGAACATATATATTTGCTAAATATATATAGAAGAATAACATAGGCTTTATAAATAAACAATGATATATAATATATTATAAAAAATGACAGATATTAAATCTAATTTTATAGCAGGCTCAGCAGTAGTCTCAAAATGTGGTAGTGGATATCCTGTTTCTTTCGACGGTTTCTTAGGTTCAGCAATGTATATGGCTGAAGGAACAATCAACGCTACTGGTAGATTTGATTTTAGTTCATATTGTGGTTCTGATTTATTAGGTTCAGCATGGAGATATTTTATTAGTGATATTGGAGCATCGTTAGTTGCAATTAATGCAATGACATACGATATGACAGGTTATCCGAATAGAATAGTAGTAGAAGATATGATTAATGTTCAAAGAGATAGTGCATTGAGAGGATTAGCGTTACTTAAAGATATAAATGTTCAACAAACAATGGGAGTTAAATAATGGCATTAAATTTTGGTAATCAATTATTTGGAATAGAAAATGCACAAGATGAATTATTTAGAGGTTCAATGGATAAAGGAGTATTTAGTTATTATGTAGGTGGAGATTATATAATGAGTAATATAGGAAATTCAACAACAGAAACAGTATTATTAAATTATACTATACCTGCAAATACAGTTATTAATGGAATTAAAGTTAGAGCAATAGTATCACATGATTGTGATGTTACAAGTTTAGATGTTGGTATATTTAGAATTAGAGCAGGATTGTATGGTTCTACAACAACAAGAACATATGCATTATTAACAGCTGTATGTGATTTTGATACTGTATTTTCAGCACAATTCCCTACACAAGAATTTTATGTTGTTATTGATGATTTAGATTGGACTAAAGAAAATGTAGTTTATGTAACAGGTGTTAATCAAGTAGCAAATGTAAATACACAATGTTATGGTTATCAATTAATAATTGAAGGATATTAGAATGAAAGTACAATTAACAACTAAAGAATTAGAAGAAGGAAAGAAAGAAACAGAATTAATTATTGAAAGATTAAAATTAAATAAAGTAATAAAGAAATAATGGCAAACTTTGAAATATCATCAGCAAAGACTGGAGAACAGTCATCAGTAATATTAGATTATGCAGTAGACGCAAAACATACAGATAGTTCTTCAAATCAAAGAGAAACAGAATGGCTTAATAC